AGAGAAGGAGAGACTTTCCATTCTGTAAACAAGACCATCATCAGAGGTAAAAAGAATAACCTCCCCATCTCTAAACTGTCTACTATGGCAACTTTTCACTTTCATGCCCACAACTTCTGACCAAGCGACGTAACTAACATCCTGTCCAGAGAATTTAGTAGCAATAAGTCCTTTACTAACGTTTCTAGGGGTAACAGTCTCATAAGTGAATAGTCTATATTGGTTCTTAGAACGAATAACCATACTAGCGTAGTTGCAATCTGAGCTAATTATCCCTAGGATACTTTCCTGAATGTTCGATGAAGCTCTATCTAGACCAAAATCATTATTACGAGCTGTAGCTGAAAGCCATCTTACACCATCAGGGCCAAGATAAAGAATGTCACCACCCACCTCTTGAATTGTATATTGGCATAAACAACCTGTGTTATCAGCAATTGGCTGAAGAACGAAATTCTCAGAGGTGTCTCCTGTTAGTCTCCAAATACTATTTACGGTAAAAATAATAAGCTGCTCTCGGAACACTGTGAGTCCCGTAATATCGCCCCCGACGTTAATCTCTCCGGCCCCGTTTCCGGGATCATAATCTGTTTCGTCATAAGGAGCAGTGAAAGTAAGAAGAGGGCCTTTGCCAAAGAAGACGGCATTTCTAAACACCTTTACGATAGTAGCTCCTGTAGCGCCAGCGGCTGCGGAGGCATCATAAGCCATAGTCCCTGCACCTACATCATAATAAGCAGGGTCATTAATACCATCTACAACAACTACCTTCTCGTCACCATCAAAATTAAAAATATCGAAGCTAATTCGAGTAGCACCGGGAGTGACAGCGGTAAGAACAGGAGTCCAAGTTGTACCTGTTCCCTTATAAAATTTCGTACCTTTACGTACCAATGCTGTAGTTTCATCGGCTACCACCACACCTAATACAGGATCATCTTCTGCTTCGTCTACATCGGTGGATGAAAATTTAGCATAACCCAATATTCTGGCATAACCACCACTAACAGAGGGTTCAAAGTTACGAAGAATTGTAGCACTACCGGGTGCCTGTAACCCCTGATCAAGGCGTCCAAGGTCTGTTCTCCACCCACCCTGAAACTTAACGGGCCATGTTTGCCAAGCTGTGGGCATAGTAAAGTCCTTTCTTGATTTTATCCTCTCCCAACCCTAAATGTGGAACGAGCATATTCTGTTCTATTAGTAAACAATGTTCTCATGGAAGCCACCTGCTTATCAAACACCTGTCTGGCAATCGTAGCAGCTTCATTATCTCCCCTAAACATGTAGGTGTAGTGCATAGCTCCATTGTGGATCACATGCTTAAACACCTCAGGAATACGAGGAACATCATCATAATCTTCAAGGTCTGTGGGTAGCACATAGTATTCAAAGTCTAGCGTGTAGGCCATGTCAGCAGGAGGAATTATACAATAAGTCAACTCTCTGGTTCTTACAACATTAGTAGGGAGAGCACTATAGTCTGTTGGACGATACTCCATGTCACTATATTTCTCCAAATACTCTTCGTAATCCACTGGCTTAAGGCTAGTAGTATCGTTCAATAACGTGTCATCACCTCTAATACGAAAAGTGTCCCACGCTACAGTCTTGTTATCAGCAGGGAGATTATACCTCACCTGATCTGCAACAAGTGTTACTGACTCAGTTTCGTGGTTAAAAGGCCATTCAAACTGTTCAGTGTTAATCTCGTTGATCGCTATATTAACAGCGTTCTTTACATCAGCATAAAAACCTGACGCATCAGCAAAATTTACGCTAGTTAAGGGCACCTCGTTTACACGAGCAAGCACAGCATTTACGAGCGAAAGGTAATTATAAGCCATTTATTTCCCCATTAAGAAAAAGGGCTAGGCCGGTCTCCCAACCTAGCCCCCTAGTCATTAGCTCAGTCCAGTGGACGTATCACGACCAGCCGCACGCGGCCGACCCTGCGGACGATTCCCCTCCTGAATGACAATCCAAGCCCGAGCAACGCCAGTGGCGCGAACGCCCGAGGAAGAAGAGTGCGAGGCTTCGCAATATAGCCAGTGGCTAAGGCACCATCCTCGCGGTAGGTGACGTAATCTTTTTCAGCCATTTTCTATTTTCTCCTATTACGCAGCGTTGTACTTAGCAGTAACAAGCGACTCCGGGTGAAGAATCTTACGCCCGTAGAGCTGCATACCACGCACAACGTCAGCAAAGCTATCGTTATCGCGGAACTTCTCCGTCTTGCTAATCTGCTCAGCAGTGGCAACTGCCTGATCGTTCCCGAAAATCAACACACCATAATCGGTGTTCTGATTGGCCGTACCAGCGGTCGAGGGACCCGTGCCCAGATAGGGCAGGTTGTTCGACAGATAGAGACGGAAACCATAAAGCGGGCTCTCGGTGACCCGACCATTACGGAGACCACCCGACTTGCCCCAGTCAGCGTTCAGAAGACGCGAATCCTCATCACGCAGAAGCTCTTCGAAGACGGGGTCGATGACGGCCCAGCGGCCATCCTTCGGCACGTTCTGCTGGTCGAGCAGACGCGAGGCGCGGTTGAAAATCTGCGACGGAGTGGCAGTCGAAGTCGAAGCCGCCGTGGCACCCGGATACCGCACAGCAACCGGGATAGAATGATCACCAGCCGAAGACGTGGTGATGTTAGCAAAGTTGCCCTTCTTAAGAATGTTAACGGCCAGGAGCTCGTTAGTGCTCACCGAAGAAGCAACCGCAGCAGTGCCGGGGATGTCAGCCGCTGTACGAACGACAGCAAGGGCAGCACCCAAAGTCACCTGCTTGTAACCAGACATGTAACCAAGGATTTCCTGATCAAACTGGTCCTTCATCTTATAGCCAGCACGGTCTGTGGCCATGCTCATCCAGTTGACGTGGCTATGAGCCTCCTCAATGTCATCGAGCTTGAAGGCAAAGTAGTTCGCCTTGTCGATGACCAGAGTGAAGTCCTCATCAATCAGGTCCTGAGAAACAATCTGCTGACCCCGACGATACGGGGCAACCACAACCTCAGGCTCCTTGATGATCTTAACGCTATCGCCAAACGAAGCGATCTCGCCGAAATACTCACTATTCGTAATATCCTGTACAATGGAACTCTTACGGAAAGCAAGCTGAGCCTTTTTAGAATAGATTACCGGGCTGAATACGCCATTCGGTAAATTGCCCCAACCGGGGGCGGTAGGAAAAGTCATAATGAAATACCTCTCGTGTTGCTTTTCTATAGATATAAAACACCAACACCAAGGGCCAATTCTTCGAAGGTGGGGAGATTGCGAGTCATCCGGCTTCTACTCTTTGGGTTTGCTTGTGTCGTTAGTAGTTAATGAGGGGAGCCTTTCGGGACCTCTATTAACGAGCACCAGCCGTTAGATCGTAAACGAATACCTTACGTGCAATTTCATCTTGAATTGCGGCCTCGTTCTTCTCATATTCTGCTGGGGTCATCCTCGATACCATGCTCTCAGTAAAGCGCCCTTTACCTCTTTCCGGTGTCGGAGGAGTGCGGGAAGTGCGACCAACCGACTCGGCTGCGCCCCTCTCCATCTCGACTGACTTAATGCCAGCCTTTTCCTTATAAAGGCTAATAGCCCAAATAGTCTCGTCTGCATTCAAACTGTCATAAATTCTGTTCTGCACAAACTCAGGCTGTGTCTCAGCCCAATCATGAAACTTACTATCCGCTGTAATAGCGTCGAAATCCTTATGGACCCGTCTGACCTTCGCTTCAGCCTTATCTCTTTCGAGTTCCTCTTTTAATTTGCTTACCTCGTCAAGAACACCGGTGTTACCAGTCTCTTCGAGTGCTATGGCTCTAATAATGGCCGCGATTTGAGGGTTCTTACCAGCCCACTCCTTCATCTTCTCTTTAGTATCTGGAAGCACTGAGGGGGTTGTCTGTAGCTTAGTCTTTAGTTCCTTGTTTTCGTCTAGTATCTTCTGATTGTGCCGACGAAGATCTCCAAACCTCTTCTTCCAACTAGACTCTTCCGAAGAGAGATTCTCTTCAATAGGGTCCTGTGGAACAATGTCTAGGGGATCATCTGTGGGGGTCACTACTGTAGTAGGTGTTCCCTTCGTCATAGCCTCAATTTCTGCTTCAAGCTCTTCAGTTCGTTTGTCTGCTCTACGATTTATACTCATGTTAATCTTTCTGGGGGTCCCATTCTCGGGAGTGGCCCATTATTTCCTTCGGGCGATTAAGCCACCTTTATTATATAACCCTCCACTGGCCATTTGACCAGACGAAGGACCTTGTGATGGATCACGACCTAAATCGCTTCCCACGCCATAGCTACCACCAGAATATTGATCATCCGAAGACGATCCGTTGGAGCCTGACGAATTCGCATTTAACATCTGTTCAGCTTCTGGGGCCCC